GACACCCACTTGGCGAACGACAGCGCAATGCTTTCGATGTGCGGCATGAACGCCACCGCGATCACGTTTTTCATGCCCTCCCAGGCGACCTGTGCCATGGTCAACGCCTCGGCCGTGCGTGAGACGCCCCGCGCCGTGTCCTCGTCAATGGTCGCGCCGATTTTCTGGGCGAACTGCATGATTCGCCCGAGTCGCTCGGCACCCATATCAAGCATGTTGATCACGCTGACGCCTTCGGAATCGAACAGCTTGAACGTTAGCCGCACCTGGTCGCCGCGTGTTTTTACGGCGCCCATGGCGTCGGCGATCGCCAGGAACTGGCGGTCGATACTCAGCCTCGACAGCACCTTGGCGTCGATGCCAAGTTCTTTTAGGGCGCCCTGCGCTTCGCCCAGGCCCTGGGCCGCTTCGGCCACGCGTCGCCCCATCCGCTGCATGCCGATGTTCAGCTGCTGAATATCAACGCCCGCCAGCTTGGCCGCGACGTGCAGGCCCTGCAATCGGTCGATGGCAATCCCCAGGCGCTGGCCGAATTTCACCTGGACTTCCAGGGCCTTGACGTGTGCCTTGACGAACATTCCCAGCGCGACCGCCGACCCGACCACCAGGCCGCCCAACGCACCGACCACCGCACCGACGCCCTTTGCCAGCTTGCCGAACTTGCGCAACTTTCCGCCCGACTTCGCCAGGCCCGCGTTGAACGCCTTATTGCTCAGGCTCAGAATGGCCGAAAGGCGGCCGATGACAGTTCTTTTAGCCATTGTCCTGGCCCCCTACGATCGCGTTATGGACCTTGGCGAACTGGCCGAACCAGGCCCCGAGTTCCTGGGCTGATTTCTTGCGCTGGAATATCTTCGGCATGAAGTCACGCGGCTTGAACTGGCGTCTGCTGCCGCTGGCGTTGGCGACCGTCGCGGCAATAATCCCCGCGTGCAGGTCGCTGCGTTCACGGCCCCAGGGGTCGATCAGCCAATACGCGGCGATCTCCAGGAAATCGGGCACGGTACACCGCCGCCGCGCTTCGCTCGGCGTGCAACGCAGGAATTCCGCGACCCGCAGCCACATTAGGCGTTCTCCGTCATCGGCAATTTTCCCGCCAGATCCTCTAGGTCGGCGTCGAATCCGTTGATTCTGCCCACCACCTCAATCAGGCCAGTGAGACGCGCCATTGGCAAGCCCGCCAGGTCTGCCGCCGTGAACAACGGTTTACGCTCGTCCACGTCAAGCACCGTCGCGGCGCACATTGCCAGCGTCGCCGCCGTTTCCTCGTCAACGTCCAACGCGGCCGCCGCCGCCACGGCCCGCTGCTTACATCCCGACATTTCCGAAACGGTGATCGGTCGAATAAACACGTCGCCCAAACCCGCGACGGGCACCTGCTCGCCGCCGTCGCCCTCAAGCCACTTTTTCACGTCCATCGGTTTTTCCCTTTGTTACGCAACCACAATATTTCCGGTCAGTTTCACGGTAATACTGGCCGACATCTTGTCTTCCAGGGGCACGCTATACGATAAATTGGTGACGAATCCGTTAGCGGTCCAGGTTCCACCGCTGTCTGGAAACGTAAGAACCACGTCACTGGCGGCCGCGTCGATTGCGGTAATCCAGCCATCACCGGCCACGTTTGTGTCTAAATTGGCTTCGACGGTCACTTCCCCGGCGTCGGTGGGCGATGCCGCGACATAGCTGCGGCCGCCGAGGCTCGACGTCGCGGCGCCGGTTGCCATATTGGTGGTTTCGACCGCGTTTCGGCTTATGCCGCTCCACGAAATATCGGTGATTTCTCGCAGCGTAATGCCTGAAATCGTGACCGCTGCGCCGTGCCCTGTTTTTGTTGCCATTTCAAAAAGCCCCTATTTACGCTGCCGGGAATGTCGGCACGCTGGTTAGATACCAAATGGTGATGTCTATAGACCGCCGCTGCGTATAGTTCAGTTCGCCCTGCCGATCGTATGACGCAGACATCCTGTCGCCCTCCAGGGTGATGGCCTCCAGGGTGACGGTTGGGAAATCGTCTGTCTGGTAGCCGTCAAGGCACTGGCGCAGGGTTTCGGCCATTTCGTCGCACGTTGCCACGCTTTCGGCGTAACAGTCGCACTGCCACCCGGCGGTATAAAGACCCGACGCGGCGGCCATGTTGCTGTCGCTGGCCAGGCTGATCTGCTGGATGACCAGGTACGGCATAGACACGCCTGCGGGCACGCTCGATACGAAGATTCGACCATCGACCAGGTCGGCCAGGTCAACGCGTCGCGTCAGGTATCCGTGCAGGTCGGTGGCAAGTGTCATAGCGCCCCCACTCGGACGATCGACCCAACGCCCCGCCTGCCCTTCGCTGTCAATTTCTGGGTGCCCTTGACCACGGCGCGGGTCTTCCGTTCACGCGACTGGCGCCGCGCGTCTTCTGCCGCCTTTGCGACCCGCTTACTCAGCTGCACGTGCAATATGCTCTCCATGCGTCGCTGAGTCGCCGACCAGGCGTTTCGCATAAATGGCTGTGGCCGTGCACCCTCTACGTCGACCACCGCAAACGGCCCGTCAGGCGTGGCCAGGGCGGCGCCCCGTTTCGGTTGGATCGTGTGGCCGCCGGTCCCGAATTCGACCAGGTGTGCATAATTCGCCGGTTCGCGTGATGCGTTGCCAGCTTGGCCGCGTATCGTTTCGGCCTTTTTTCCGGCGACGTTGCGGCGTGGCCCCATCACCTCGATCGCCACGGCGCTGTGCGCCTTTTTGTATTTCTTCGTGACCGATCCCATGGCGAATTTGAGAAGCCCCGTTTCCGACGGCACCCTTCGCCGCGCGGCTTTGACGAATGGCTTGGCCGCCTTTTTGATCGCACCCGTCAACACGCGTTCCTGGACCTTGACTTCAAGGAGATTCATAGCGTCCAGGGTCTTTTCGATACCCCGCAGGTCCAACGCGGCGCCGACTCGTCCTGATTTAGCCATCGGTGGTTCCATCGGCCCGCTCGGTCACGAGTAATTCGGTGACGCGGTGCTCCTCTTTCAGATCGGTCACGCGTGAGATTTCAAAAAGGCGGCCGGTGGTGAGCAGTTGCAAACGCTGCTGAGTCGTGGGTGGTGTCGGTGTCCAGGCCATACGCACCACGTGCGTCTCGGTGGTCTGGTTCTGGTCTGCGGCGAAGATGTCGCGTATTCGCAGGGGTTCGATGCTCACCCAGCGCGGCTGGCCCTGCTGACGCCACGCACGCGTCGGCTGGCCGTACGGGTCGCCCGACTCGTCAGACGTCAGGAGAATGGCGCGGTGCCGCATGTTGTCTGCTGGTAGTTTCATGCGCTGTTCGTGACGCCCGACGATTGCAAATTCACGGTCAGTTCACTGGTCGTGGTCGCCAGGCCCAGTGCCGTCGTGTATTTGCTTGACGCCACGTCGGCCTCTCGGCAAATTCCGCCGGCATTACTCGATACGAAATAGCTGCGGCCCTGCACCAGGTTGCCGCTGCCCAGGATGACGGGCCCCGCGACCAGGTAGCGCACCGGTTGCTCATCTGCTGCGTTTGATACTGCGATCCCCCTGGCGGCCGCTGTCGCTTCGGCGTCGGCGTCAGCCGGTTTGAGCTTGCCGCCGTCAGTTGCGTCGGCGTATATCGGTTGCCCTGCGGTAATGGTGGCGCCGGCGATACCCTGGCCCAATGTCCAGCCCCCCGTGGTCGACGGCTGCACCTGGGCCGCCGTGATGGTCACGTCAGCCATTCAGCACCTCCACGCGGGGAAACGCTTTGAGATTTTGAACCACGCTATCGACGTCCAGCGGCGTTTCGCTGGTGCCAGGGTTCCAATACCAGAAGGTGCCCAGGCGCTGAATGGCGAACCGTGCCACCTCGGGCACGTTTGCCGCGTCGGCACCGTAGCCCGCGACAAATGTGACCGTTACCGCGTCGGTATCCTCTCGGGCCGACGGCCAGGATTGCCCATACTTCAAGCGAATCGAACCCGGCGCTTCGTTCGTCACCGCCTGGTAGACGTCGGTTGATACCGTTTGCGTGGCACCGTCGCCGTCCAGGTAGGTGATAGACGTAACCGAAACAAGGGGCGCCTTTGGAATCCAGACCACGCCAGAAGCGGGCCACGCGTCGAAGGTGTATTGCCAGGTCGCGTTGATGAACTGTCGCGCGGTCAGGTGCTCGATATGCCGCGTCGCCGAACGCAGCAGCAGCTGCGCCGCTTCGTTGTCGTGGTCGCCGTCGATCCTCGCGTGGTTCTTGAACGCGTCCAGGGTGACAGGTTCACCCGACGGTTTTGTTGTCTGCGTCAGACCCATCGGTTGTTCCCTTGGTTTTTCGCGCCCGGCCTCGTCGCTTGCGAGGCGCTGCGTCGGCCGTTTCGACCTCGACTATTTCGGCCAC